AACAAGGCCCGCGCTCAAAAACGTCCGAAACCCAGACACGGCTCCGGCAAGGGTTATCGTCCCCGTGCCGGTCGTGGTGGTAGTCTCCTGTACGCGGTCTGCGACAACTAGCGCCACGGTTAGTTGTCTATCTGGACGCTAAGCGCCGCCGCAGGAAACGTCGGCGCCGCGTCGCCGTTGTTGACCGTTTTAGATGTCGTCAACGTGCCATAGACCAACAGATTGCCCCCGGTTGCAGCATCAAAAATCCCAAAAGACGTGATGATGCCCCAATTGGCTGTCGGGACCGGAAACGTCACAGACCCGTTATTGCTGGTAGTCCCGGATGTCCCTGACGAAACGGTAGTCGACGCTGCCGCTTGCGTCCCCGCCCAATTGGAAAGGCTCGACGTAATGGCGACGCGAGCATACGAGCCCCCAGACACCTCGGTGCCGCCGCCTGCGTCTGAAGGGGCCGAGGTATAGAGCCCGGCATACAGCGTGGCCGGGCCAGTCCCGGCCGCTGCGGATGCCCCCGTAATGCCGATTGCTTGGGCGCGAAACAGCCAGTCGATCAACTTGTTTTCGAGAAAATTGGAAAAAGCGGCCATGTTGTCCCTCTACTAAGACTGTGTAATCGTGACGGCGCCGGCAGGGATCAATAGCACGTCGTTCGTGGAAACTGTCCGCGCGACTGCTATGTCTCCCCATGCCAACAAATTACCGGATGAAAGCGAATCGAAAATCCCAAAGCCAACAACGGTGCCCCATGCACTTCCCGCTGCGGCGAATGCTATGTCGGAGACGTTGCTAGCAGCGGACCCCGTCGCAGAAAACGTAATCGGGCGTCGAGCGTAATTAGTTCCGGTGAGCTCTACACCGCCACCGGAATCTGTCGGCAACGTGCTGTAGGCGGCGACATAAAGCGTGCCTGCTGGCGTGTAGGGAACGCCACAGAAAACATGCTGCACCACTGCGTTCTCAAGATAATCGGTGTAGGAGCCGGCCATCAGTAGGACCTCGACCGAATCTTAACAACGCCGCCGCTAAACTCCTGCCGGGAGTTGGACATCATCAAACTGTCGAGCGCGGCGCCCAGCAGGCCGCGCCACGTCTCTAGTCGGCCATCGTCGCGCAGGTATGGCGCGCTGGCGACAAGCGACGACCACAAATAGATGTCCGGGTGCGCGGTCAGCAGCCAGTTTGTGGTGTTCACGTCGGACAGCGCGGGCGTTTTTCCGTAGTACACCATCTCCGCGGTCTGCGCGGTATCCGGTGCAGGCAACACCTCCATCGAGGTGCCGACCACAGAAAAATATCGCGGCGTGCCGGATGCAGGGTAGCCCTGACTCTTCTTTAGCTGCATCTCTTCCTGCGTCAGGAATTGCAGCTTGGTCACCGGGCTGGTGCGCAGGTACAGCGTCGTCATCTCCAGATAGTCGAGAGGGAGCGTCGTGTACTGCGAGTCGATTGTCGCGTCGGCGCGAACAACCATCGGGCGCACCCGCAAGTCGCGAGCGAGCCCGGCTTCGGCCAGTTGGATAAAGGTCGGGATCTGGTCGGTGAGGTCGGCCCGGTTTAGCCAGTCTGCCACCGCGGCTCGCAGCGTTGCGTAATTGGTGATCACACGCGGCCCCGCCAGATGCGAAAGCAGTCGTTCTGCGGGTCGTTCAGCCAGCGCTTGATCGCGGCGGGGTCATTCCAACGGCCATCGCGCATCATCTGCTCGACGATAGCCATCGGGATTTCGGCTACCGGTTTCATCTCCGGGTCCCACTTGCCGTGGTCCTGCCGGGCCTTCACAAAGTCGATGATCGGCGCGACCTCCTGCTGCGTGACGTGGACCAGCCGGTCGTCGTCATGCGCGTCACTCACAAGCGCTTTCGCAGTAGTTGCCGTGGATTCCAATACAGTCTTCATTGCGCCCCCGTTAAGGCTCGGGGGCGTCGCCGCCCCCTTGCCATTGCCCGTCTTAGGTCGTGGTCAGGTCCGCGATCACGCCATGCGCGGCTTCATTGCGCATTTCGAGACCGTACTCCACCACGATCATCTCCGTTTCCGCGTCGCCGATTTTGGCAATCGGAGTGCGCTGGAAGTTCCGGAAGTAACCAACCGCGGCGTAGCTCGGGTCGAGCAAAAACGCGGTGCGCTCACGCTGCCAGCGGTTGGGGACCACCTTGAGGTCGCCAAAGTCGGAAGCGTAAATTGTCGCGGACTGCAAGATGGTGCTCGGGGACACAATCTGCTGCGAGGTCGAACGGCCGGTAAAAGCCGAGACCTTCATCTTGTTGACCGGGCCAACCATCAGCACGGTGGGTTCCGCGCCGTTGATAAAGCAGGTCTGCAAGTTGGCCTTGAGCAGGGTTTCGTCCAGCGCGCGCTGCGTGCCATCGGTGGCGGCCGTGGAGGTCGTACCGTTGGCGCCACCGACACCGCGGCTGCTGTTCGTGGCAAGCCACGATTCCAGCGCACGGGTCAGTCGAGCGGTGGTGGTGTTGCCGGAGTTCGACGCCTGATTTGCCATCAGGGACTTTTCCATATCGCGCTTGAGAGCCTTGGACGCGAGGGCCATCTGGTGGGCCATTTCGCTGTTACGGCCGGCGCTGTTCATCGACTGCTGCGACCCGGTGACGGTCGCGTCACGCTTCTGGATCTGGCAGACGTTGGTCGCGCGAACGGTGGCCGTGCCGGCGCTGCGGCTCAATTCAAACCCTTCAAGTTCGGCCGTGGTGGAGACAGCCGGCAGGTTTTCGGTCTGCCAATCAAACGTGACGTTGCTCACGTTGCGGCGGCCAATGGCCGTCACAAACGGGGTGTCAGTCGGGTCGATGTTGTAGATCACATCGCTCAGGTCTTCGCGGTTCCCCTTCGCGGTGTACGTCGGGAAAGCATTGGTGATAATCGCCATTTCTAGTTCCTCGAAAGTAGAGCTTCAAATGCGCTCGCGGCATCGCGAACGCTTCCGGTTTTAGCAAGACGCTGTTTTGCTCGCGTCAGGTCGCTCACCGATTTCGGCACGGTATTCGCCGCCCCGGGGCGTAGCACTGGCGCAGCTTGACGCTGCACGGGCTTCACTTGTCCGGCTCGGTTTTGCAGTTGGTCGAACAGCATGGCTTTGCGCAGGATGGCCACCGAACGGTGGTCCACCAGACTCTTCAGCTCATCGGCGTGGAAGCCGTTCTGCTGGCCATACGTCAGCAACGCGTCGCGCTCCTGTTTCGCGGTCTCCGGGTTCTTCCATTCCGGGACCACATTCAGTAGCGCTTCTCTTTCCTGCATCAGGACAGACTGCATGTGCTGGGCTTGCTCAAATTGGGCAATCTCAGCCAGCCGGGTCTGCTCCTGCTGGATCGAATAAAGCTGCTGCTGCCGTCGCTGTTTTTCGGCCCACTGCACGCTGTACTCGATAGGGTCGTCGGCGCGAAGCCGGTCCCAATCGGGTTCAGCGGGCGCGGTCGATTCGACCTGCTGCTGTAGTGCGGTCAATAGGTGCGCGTACTGCGCGCGCTCCGTCCGGACCTGATCAAGCTCGGCCAGCGCAGCCTTCCGCGCTTCCGCAACCTGCTGGGTCTTTCTGGTGTAATCCGCAGTTCTCGAATATCCGTTGATCAGCTCAGTCAGCGGGACCTCGATCTCTTCACCATTAACCTTGATGGTGTAGACCGGCACCGGGTCCTGATCTGCTTCCGTCTCATCGTCGTCGCGGGGCGGCTCCGGTGCGTCCGTAAACGCATCGTCACCAGCGTCGGAATACTCCGACGCCTGCGGGCTTTCGGTGGCCGCTTGGGTCTCCGGCTGTTCGCCGGCCAGCAGACTCTCGAAAGCGCTCTCGGCAGCGGCGAGGCTGCCAGTTGTGTCGACAGTGCTCGATGGCGTGCTGTCCATGTTTTACTCCTTGCGCCCTTTCAGACGCTCCATGTGGGCCAACGTAAGGCGCCCTGACTGCGCCATCACGTTTAGGTGGGTTCTGACGTGGTCGAGGCAGGTAATGGCCCTGTAGAGCATCTCCCGGCCTTGTGCGTCTTCGGGTGGCGTTTTGCGCCAGTTCTCGATGTACTGCGTTTCGATGGCGGACAGCACATGTTGCAGCACTGGGTCCTCCAGCAACTGCCGGGCGCGCTCTCCGTTCTCAATTTCTTCGGCTCGGGTCATCGGGTCCTCACATCATCGGGGGCTGTTGCGGCATCTGCTGCGCGGCGGCCTGCTGGAGCACGGCCTGCTGCATCGCAGTTTGTTGCCGGGTCTGTTCTCTGTCACGTTCGACCATCGCGCGGATCTGCGCGACGTTGACCTGCGCCCCATACTTCGCCTGTATTTCGGCAGCGCGCAGGTAAATGTCCGCGTCCAGCTTGTCGCGCTCTCTGTCGTCCGCGCGCAGCGCTTCCTCTTTCTTGAGCTGTAGTTCGGCGGCCTTTTTGGTGATGTCGGCGTGAATGCTCTGCGCCTGCACCTTGGCCAGAATCTCCTCCGGTGTCGGGGCCGGTGGGGTAGGTTCCGGCGGCTTGTAGTCGGCCGGGATTTCGGACACAAACTGCGAGGCGTCGCGGAACCCGGACAGCTCCACGATCTTGGCCAGCGCATGCCGGTACTGCTGGACCGTGACCAGCGGGTTCGCCGGGCCCAGCGTCTGGAGGATCTGTTCCTGCTTCGCGGCAATCTGCGTGAGCATGCCCATGCGTTCTTCGTTGCTCGACGCGCTCAGAGCCACGTTCACGTCGACATCCATATCGGCGTTCCACACGCGCGGATCAATCGGCACAAACTTCCCGCGTAGGCGCACGACCATCGGCTGGTTCTGGTGCTTGGTCAGCATGCGCAGCAGGCCGCGGAACATGCGCTTAAGCCCGGTCTCTGCGAACACCCGGGCCACCAGCTCTATGCGGCCCTGCGCGGCGCTTATGGTGGCCGCCACGGCCGCTCTGGTGCTGCTCTGGAGCGCGTCGGCGTTGAGGCCCTGCGAGGCCTTGCTGATGCCAGTGCGGGTCTCCTTGACCATGTCGAGGTATTCGACCAACGGGAACGCGGCCTGCCCGACAAACGGCTGGGAGAATGGCTGCACCATCCCCGGGGCGCGCATGCGGATGATCGCCCCGGTCTCGTTGTTCAACACGTCGTCAAGGTTGACCTGCCCCTCGACAATCGCCGTCCGCGGGTGAATCGATTGCGCAAGCGAGTCGAGCACATCGCGCATCACTTCGGATTTTGTTTCTTGGATGTCGAGCACCTTGTCGGCCTCGCTCAGACCGATCACCAGATGCGGTTCGGGGTCCGGTGTAAACACCGCGAACGGGACCTCGTCACAGCCCTCGGCGGCCACGATTTTGTATGCGCTGCCGATGGTGCAGACCTTGGTCAGCTCGGCCACACCGTCGCCGTCGCGGTCGTATCGCAAGTAGCTCTCGATGTAGAGCACCTTGCGGCTTGGAGTATCGGAGCGGTCGGCCTTGTACATCGACAAAAACGGGTTGCGCTCGGTGCGCTCCTCGTTTGCGTCGAGGTCGTCGTCCTCGCTTGAGTTCTCCTCGACCATCTTCTGGTCGTAGCCCATCGCCACTAAATCGCTGACGGTCAGGACCTGCCGATGCGCCACTAGGCTCGCGGTGTCGAGGTCTCGCGCGCGGCGGTCGATCAAAAATTCTTCCGGGGGCACCGCGGCCACCCGGTATTTCAGTTGGCGTTTGACCCGGCGCAAGACCACGTCAAACGTCGGCGGCGCCATCGGCTGGAGGCCCTGCATGTCAATGCCTTCGGCCTTCGCTTCGATGTTCATGCCGACGCTAACGACCGCCAGCTCCGGGTCCTGCGTCAACACCGCGACCTCGGCGTCAGACAGGCCGGAATAGCTGTATTCGCTGGTGTCGATCTGCTCTTCGGGCCACCACTTGACGATGCCCGTTTTGCGAACTAGCGCGTCCTTGAAGACCGCGTAAAGGATCGAAAAGCCCGGGTTCTGCTTGCTGAAAATCTGATGCACAACGTCGGTCGCCTGCTCGGCGCTTTCGATGTCCTCCGGGCCTGTTGGCACATACTCCGCGACGCGCTCGGTGCCCGTAAAAATGCGCATCAGGTTCGGCATCATGCCCAGCACTACGTCACGCACATCAGTGCTCACATGCGCGCTGCGGCCCTCTTCCTCGGTCCCGAACGGCTCGCCGCGGTAATACCGCGTAGCCTTGGCGCGCTCCGGAGAAACCACGCTGTCGATGTAGTCAATGGCATCGGTCAGCTCGGCGGCAACCGCGGCCGATAGCTTCTCGTTCGCTTCGATCTCCGCAGCGTCTTCGGCGTCATCGGGTTCGGGCATCTCGACGCCCGCGTCGGCCAGCATCGCGATCTGTTCTGGGGTTGGTCCGGTCATTTCGGTGCCTTGTACTGCGCCCGTAGGATCTGATTGCGCACGCGGTCACGCTCTAGCCGGGGCCCGCTGATAGGGCCGCCGGCAAGCCACGCGGAGCAGGTCCGGTCCCCCGCACACTTGAAGTCAAACAGCTCGCAATAGCCAAGATCGGCCGCGTCCAGCACGTTCGCCGCGTATCCCTCGGGCTCGTCGTCAATGCCGCGCATAATGCAATCGAGCATTTCCGCGGTCTGGATGAATGCCGCGCAATTGCCGCAGCGCATGCCCTTCGCTTGTGCCACCGTCGTCTGCCACTCGTCGGCCTTGGATTGCCAAAACGCCCGGTTAGGGTCGCCCGGGTTCGCCGGGCCATATCCGACGTTCCGGAACGCCCAATCCCGGGCCTTTAAGTTGGCCTTGATGTCGCGCGTGGCGAGCGGGCAATCCATCTTAGTCGACGACCGTCCACGCAACCGTAGCCGATGCCACAGCGGCGTCGCGGATGAAGGCCAGCTTTTCGTCGGCCTTGAGCTGCACATATTCGACGCTGTTATTCACCAGCATCGGGCTCGCGGTGATTGTCGCAACCGGGGCGGCCCCAATCGCGAAGTGACAATGGCCCAGCGAACAGGCAAGGCGAACCAAAACGGACTTGGTTGCCGATAGGACCGCGGTGGCCGCGGACGTTGTGCCGACTGCGACGACACCGCTGGTGCCGATGTCGTCGGTCGACAGGATGGCCCCCGGGATCACCCGGCCGTTGCCGTCTACAAGCTGGTTCGCCATTTACTTTTTCCTCGCGGCCTTGCGGCCTTCGCTCATCGCGATGGCAACGGCCTGTTTCGGACTTTTGACCACGGGCCCGTTCTTGCCGGAGTGCAGCGTGCCACCCTTGTACTCGTGCATCACCTTGCCAATTTTGGCTTGCATCTTCGACTTCTTCATGCTAGGCCCTCAAATCGATGGCGGGAGCGTACCACAGCGGGCGCAGGTTTACGCAAGCCGAGGGATGGCCCGCCGGATAGGCTTGGACCACGGGGAGTTGTACGACGTGCCGTAGGACACCGTAGCGGCGTCGCTGGCGAACGTCAGCACAAAAGCGTCCGCGAGGTCGGGCGATGCCAGCCCCCGGCGCCGGATCTCGTCCTTGCCCTCCACCTGCGTCTTGCCGTTGCTCGAAAACTTGTAGCGGACCGTCGCCAGCTCAGACACCAACAGCTCGTCCTTCGGCAGCTTGCAGTCGCGTTTCTCGAACCACGCTTTGGCCTTGTACCAGAGTTCGGCGCGCAGGTTGCGGTAGGTCCCGCCCATCGCCGGGGACTCGCTGACGTTGATCCCGCGCGCCGGCAGGTTGAGTTCGCGCAGCCGGTCCACGACCCCGGCGCCAAGCCCGATGGAATCGACCAGTATCTCGACCGGCCGCTCCTCATGCGACAGGGCCTCATACTCGGCCACCACGGCGCCCGTGAGCTGCATCAGGTCCAGACCCCGCCAGCGGCGCACAGGCTCCAGCACAGCGTTCCCTGCGCGCTTACAGAGCGCGCTGGAGTCGCTGCCGAACCGCGCCACGTCCAGCCCCCAGACGGTCTGCGCCACGTCGCTGCGCGCTACATCGCGATGGATGGCGGCTTCCAGCAGCTCCATCGGGATGATGGTGTCGTCGTCGCTGCGCGGGAACTCGCCCAGCACGCGGACCCGGTATGCGTTCGACTCCTCGCCGTAGCGGCTCTGCATTTCGGCCAGATAGGCCGGGCTCACGCGGGGGCTGTCGGCGCAGGACACCCGGCGCGTCCACCACTCCGACGACAACCGGTGGTGGGTGTCGTAGAAGAACCCAGAGCTGCGCACCGGGTTGCCCAGCAGGATGGTGGTGGCCGCGTGCCCGGACATCGACCCGGCCGCGGCCTCGAACACCTGCTCGGGCACACCAGAGGCCTCGTCGGCGATCAGCATCACGTTGTCGCTGTGAATGCCCTGCAAGGCCTCTGGCTGCTCTGCGCGGCTTGTGCGCGCGCTGATGAAGGCCTCGGTGGGGCTGCTCTTGAGTTCGATGCGCTCCTGCTTCGCTTCGAGCAGTTCGGCCAGCGCGGGGGGCAGCGCTTTGACCCAGCGCTTCACCTCGGCGAACAGGGCGTCATAGAGCTGGCTGCTGGTGGGCGCGGTCACCACGATTTTGACCGGGTAGCGGGTCAGCAGATACCACAGCATGGCCCAGCTCGCCCCGGTGGACTTGCCTACACCGTGGCCGGACCGGATGCTGATCCGGCGATGCCCGGCCGCCACCGCGCGCAGGAAGTCCTTCTGCCACTCGTCGGGCTCAACGCCGAGCACGTCGACAACGAACGCCACCGGGTCGTTTCGGTAGGTGAGCAGGAACGTGACAAACGGGTTGGGCATGGACATAAAAAAGGCACCTCAGGGGGTGCCTTAGTGTGCCCGGGGCGCGGGGCCCCTACAAGGCGCCTGCCTCGCGCAGGACGCGGCGCACGGCCTCATGGCTGGCCTTGATGCCGTGCTGGGCCTCCACAGCCGCGCTGATGGCCCGCAGGCTCGCGCCAGTGCCGCGCAGGGCCAGCATGGTGGCAATGGCCGCCTGCTGCTCCGGGATGGCCTCCAGCGTCGCGCTGCGGCCGTGGCCGATGGTGCGGTAGCCGAACGGGGCGCTGCCGCCGATGTGGCCGCCCTGCGCGCGCTTGTTGCGCTGGCCGGTCTTCTGACGGTCCTTGATGACCCGGCGCTCATGGCCGGCAAAGGCGCACAGGATTTCGAGCATCAGGCGGGCGTAGATGTTGCTGTCGTCGGTCACGTCGCCGTGGCCGTTCACGATCAGGCGCACGCCGGCCTGTTTGAAGCCGTGGACCGTGTTCAGCGCGTCGCGCAGGTCACGGCTGAAGCGGTCCAGCTTCGCGACGATGATGGTGTCGCCGCGGACCGGCTCGACACCGTGCGCGGCCAGACGGTCAACGAACGGCAGCGAGCCGGAGACGCCAGCGTCCTCGACCCACTGGGTAACGTCGAGGCCGTGCGCCATCGCGTTGCCGGCAATCTGCCGGCGCTGCTCGTCGAGGCTGGTGCCGTCCGCCTGCTCGGCGGTGCTGACGCGGATGTAGCCGTAGGTGCTCATGGTCGGGTCCTCGGTTGCGGTTGGTGCGGGAATGGTAGAGGTTGCGGGTCAGGGCGTCAACACTTCCCCGCGGTTTATTTTTCGGGCTCCCGGCGCCGCGGGCGGGGATGCCCGGCCGCCATCCAGTAGCCC